GACGGCTATTTAGGATGGCCGACCGCAATGTACCTGGCTACAAAGGGCCACAAGGTTGGAGTAGTAGACAACCTTGCAAAAAGGAAATGGGAAGCAGAGGTTGGGAGCAGCCCCTTATGGCCTATCTCTTCCCTTCAGGAAAGAATAAAAATCTGGAATGAAATAAACGAGGTGGAGTTTCAATGCAACTACCAACACACGATGGAGATGTTTGTATGTGACATAGCGGAGAACCGACACCTTCTATACAAGATAATCGAGGGGTTCAAGCCAGATACTATTGTACACTATGCCGAGCAACCGTCGGCACCCTATTCGCAGATGGACGCGCAGGCGTGTGTCTATACTCAGAGAAACAATGTTCTAGGAACTCTAAATGTGCTAATGGCCGTGCTCCATGCAGACAAATCTATTCATATAGTGAAACTCGGGACAATGGGCGAGTATGGGACGCCTAACATAGATATAGAAGAAGGATGGCTTGATGTTACTCATAAAGGACGTACAGACAAGGTTCTCTACCCAAAAAAACCAGGGAGCTGGTATCACCTCAGTAAAGTACACGACTCCCATAACCTTGAGTTCGCCTGTCGAACCTGGGGGATACGAGTTACAGATCTTAATCAGGGAGTCGTCTATGGAACTGACACAAATGAGACACTACTTAACGATAGACTTGCTACCTCTTTCCACTACGACGCCATCTTTGGGACAGTCCTTAATAGGTTCATTACGCAAGCAGTTGAAGGAGTGCCTCTTACAGTATACGGCACAGGCACCCAAACTCGAGGACTCATTAATATACGAGACACAATCCGTTGCATTGAACTTGCTTGCGAAACTCCAGCAGATGCAGGAACGTTCAGAGTTATGAACCAGTTCACTGAGCAGTTTTCCATCATGCAACTTGCGAAAAGAGTACAAGCTGTAGCTATAAAGGCTGGAGTTATTTGTGTAATGAACACTATTCCTAACCCAAGGGTTGAGAAAGAAAACCACTATTACAACGCAAAACATACTGCTCTTACTAACTTAGGTCTTATACCACATCTACTAACTGATGACGTACTCTTGGATATTTATAAGCAGGTTGAGAAACATAAAAGTAACATCAACAAAGATATGATACAACCAACTGTAAAGTGGAGACAATAGATGGTCTATGTAATAGCTGAAGCTGGAGTTGATCATGAAGGTGACTATGCACGCGCACTTGCCTTACTAAATGCAGCCGTAGAAGCGAAAGCCGACTGTTTTAAGCTACAGTATTATAAAAGAGGCTTTCAAGGGGAACATAGGGTGCTTCCTTGGCTAACACAAGAACATATGTTTGAACTTGAGAATGAGTGTAGTGAAAAAGAAATAGACTTCCTGATAACTCCTCACGATACATGGGCTTTAGAGTTTATTGCTAAAAACACCTATCTCACTCAAATAAAGATTGGAGGATCAGACTGGCACTTATTAGATGCAGCTATAAATAGCGGTAAAAATCTCATAATAAGTACAGGAGGTCGATCTGAAATAAGAGTGGCGTCCGTCTTATATGAGACAAGGACGACATCGTTTTCATCTGATTTTTTATATTGTATACCTAAATATCCATGTCCTGCCTCAGAGATAAACTGGAAGTATATGAGTAATAGTATGATTACTGGTTATAGCGATCATACTGAAGGAGCCGCTATAGCTTTGGCTGCCGTTGGTATAGGAAAGAAGGTAATAGAAAAGCATATAACCCTAGAACGAAATATAAAGGATCGAAGTGATACTACTTGTTCCCTCCTTCCTGCTGAATGGCCCAAGTTCGTGCAAGACATTCGCACTATTGAACAGGCACTTGCTCCCTAAGTGTGAACATGTAATAATGGTCTTTCCACATCAAGTAAAAGGATATCCTATGTACGGGCCACGTACCCCATACTCTAAGGAACTACACGCTGCTAAGTATAGAGCCGACGGAGAGACTTTTGACGACTACTGCGTTCGCTATGCAAGAGTTTCTGCCGACGACGAGTTCCACTTCCGCCACCTTCTGGATGGCTTACGACATCAAAGGATATTGCCCGCAGGGAGACAACAACTCGCAGTTGGTCGTCCGTATGACATAACTGCCATGAACTGCTACGTCGGGGGAACCATTCCAGATACTTCGGAAGGAATAATGGATGAACTTAAGTATAGTATGCTCACCCTACGCTCTGGGGGTGGATGCGGTTGGGACTTTAGCACTCTTCGCCCTTATGGTGACCCAATACGAGGGCTCGGCATTAAAGCTTATAGCACTGGCCCTGTTAGTTTTATGGAATGTTGGGATTCTATGTGTAATACTGTACTGTCTGCTGGGCACCGCCGTGGAGCTATGATGAGTGTCCTACGGGTGGACCATCCAGACATAATGAGGTTTATAAATGCTAAAGCAAAAAATGATTATCTTACTAACTTTAATGTTAGCGTGGCTGTTACGGAAGATTTTATGGAGGCGTTACAAGCGAAGGCTACATATAATCTCGTATTCGGGGGAAGAGTATATGACACGATTCGAGCGACTGATGTGTGGGCTCGCATCATGGAGCGTAACTGGGATTGGGCGGAACCGGGGGTACTATTCATCGACAGAATCAACCAACAAAACCCTTTAGAATACTGCGAGCATATCCACGCCACCAATCCCTGCGGCGAGCAGCCCCTTCCGCCGAATGGAGCGTGTCTCCTAGGCTCCCTCAACCTTGTTAAATACTTGGTAAGGATGCCTCTTCAGATAGGAGCAGGGAAGAATGTCAACAAGTCAGGATACGAATTTGACTGGAACCTTTTCAAACTTGATGCAGCAACCGCATGTAGAGCTTTTGATAACGTTATCGATTGTACACGATATCCGCTGGTATTTCAAAGAGAGGAGGCCCTTAACAAAAGAAGAATGGGGGTCGGAATTACTGGCACGGCCAATGCCTTCGAGACTCTTGGATTTTGCTACGGAACGTCGAAATACATTGAGATGCAGAATAAAGTACTAGAAACCCTTCGAGATGTTCTTTATGATACTTCTTGTAACGCAGCAAAAGCTTATGGTTCTTTTCCCTTCTTTCACGCAGATAAGTGGCTTGCGTCGGGCTTTGCCAAGACACTCCCGAGCCGCATAAGAAATAAGATCAAAAAGCAAGGGTTAAGAAATGGCCTCCTGCTATCTATAGCCCCTACTGGCACTATAAGCATGTGTGCTGATAACGTATCAAGTGGTATTGAACCTCCTTACTCCCTTGAACAGAAACGCCTCATCCATATGCCAGAAGGTCAGACTGAAGTATCCTTGAGAGATTATGCCTATGCCTTTCTAGGGGTGAAAGGAAAGACTACATACGAAGTAACAGGGGAAGAGCATGTAAAGGTACTTTGTGCTGCACAGAAGTATATAGACAGCGCAGTATCTAAGACATGTAATATTTCAGGTGCACAGGGCAGCGGTAGGAAGAAGAAAGGCCATATAACTTATAAGGAATTCAAAGACCTGTATTTACAGGCATATAAAGGGGGAGCGAAGGGCTGCACTGTGTTTAACCTCAATGGAAAGAGATTTGGCGTCATCAAGGATGATGATGAAAACGCGGCGTGTAGGGTGGATCCGGTAACTGGTGCAACATCGTGTGAGGCATAAAAAAGGCTTGATCACTAGATTAAATTCCTGCATAATGCATAATAATTCACCAACTAAGAACTGGAATAAGGAAACTGAAGAATGAAAGATCGCTTTTTCGATAACACTCGCGTCCAAGAGTTTCGTGTATGTCCACGGAAGTATTATTTCCGCCATGTAATAGACCTCGTGCCTTCGGGTAGATGGTCCCCACCTCTTGTATTTGGTTCCTCTTGGCACGCTGCTATGGATACTCTTTGGCCCCTCGTCGCTAAAAACGCCCCAAAAATGGGCGACCAAGAAGTAGTCAATGCCGCCTATGAGAATTTCCTTGACACCTGGATAGACCAAGGCGCACCACATCCCGACGATATGACAGCGGATGAAATAAAAGATCTTGAACCGCGTACACCGTTTAATGCTAAGGAAATGCTCTATGAGTATCTTCTCCAAAGACGTACCTTTATCTCAGATTGTGAAATGCTTGCAGTCGAGAAGCCCTTCGCAGTACCACTTGACCCCAATAACCCAGACCTTTTCTACGTTGGAAGACTGGATAAAGTTGTACGGAAAGGGAAGAATATCCTCATACCCGAGCACAAGACCACAACTCTATATTCAGTTAAGGGCATCTTCCGAAATACCTTCCTCGATCAATTCTCCCCCAACAGCCAAGTAGATGGTTACCTACATGGTGGTCATATGGTATACGGAGATGATGTAAAAGCAGTGTGGATTGATGGTGCCCTTGTGCATAAAAAAGTCCACGATGGTTTCATCTTCATTCCTGTAGAAAGGCAGACAAGCCAATTAGACGCCTGGCTATGGGAGACAAGATACTTCATTGATCAGATCGAAGGAAATTGGGCAGCATACGAAGATGAAAAGGAGAGGGGAGGGCCTGAAACTAATGCTTATATGGCAGCCTTTCCAAAGTGTACTAACTCGTGTCAGGACTTTGCTCGCAACTGTCCTTATATTGATCTTTGTAAGTCCTGGAGCAATCCAATGGGGCATGAAACACCTGCTGGCTACGTCCAAGACCCTTGGTCGCCGTTTGATAGGCTAGAACTAGATAAGATAGGAATGGTGAAAGGAGAAGGAGATGCCAGAAATACAAAACGCTAATGACATGAAAGACGATGGGTTTGAGAATATCCTACTTGTCGGTCAGACAGGTTCAGGAAAGACAAGTCTTATCCGTACCCTTCCAGGTAAGGTATTTGCCTACCTATTTGACCCCAATGCAAAGCGTTCCTTAAAAGGAGCAGATATAGACTTCGAGGAGTGGCTACCAGATACTGCAGAGCTGGATGTTACCATAAAGAAATTTAATAGGGACGCTAAGCCATCTGATAAACCAAGCAGCAAGAGGGAGCCGCGGGTCTATATCGACTGGTGTGAAGATCTTGCCACTAAGGCAGAAGAAGGCTTCTTCAAGCCCTATGATTGGGTCTGTATAGATTCCATCACATTCCTCCAACGGGCTTGCTTTGACCGCCAGATGTATATAAACAACAGGTTCGGAGCAGTAGAAGAACTAGCCGACTACCGCGTCGTGGGCTCTAAAATTTCAGATCTATTCCGTTCCATAACATCAGAGAATATTAATATACTTTGTACTGGGCATATAACAGAGTGGCAGGATGAGCTGACTAAGAAGATAACAACTCAACTTAACCTGTCAGGCAGTGCCAAAACGATGATCCCTCTTATGTTCACACAGATCTGGCAATGCCATTCCTGTTCTGAGGATAGGAAACCTAAGTTTGTAATTCAGACCATGCCTGAGCAGCGTGGACTACAGTGTATTCGCTCTAGTATCAGCGGATTGGAGATGTTCGAAGACGTAACAATAAAGGACTTCTCTAATGCCCAAGAGCGGGGCATAGCAAAGATACTTAACTATAACTAAAACTAGGAGAAGAAAACAATGCCGTTTATTGAAATAAAAGGCCTTGGTGATGACTATGAAGATGAAGTAGTTGCTGAAGGCATGTATGATCTTCGTGTCACTGATGCTAGTGATGGCAGGAATAAGGCGGATACCGCGGATCAAATTCGTGTAATTCTAAATATTGAGAACTCAGACGTTGAAAATCCGGGCGCAGTCTTTCACTACCTCACATTTCCTTGCGAAGACGATAACAAAGAACAGCGTAGGGGAAAGATGCGGAATATTAGCCGCTTCTTAAAGACATTTAATATCCCGTTTGAGAAAAATGGGGTAAACAGTGAGGACATGATTGGAGCCACTGGAAACTGTCTCATAGTAGGAGACGAGTTTGAAGGCACTCCCAATAATAAACTTCGTCTGCCAAGGGCCGAATAACAGGCCCTATAAGATGTGGTCGGGTAGGCTCTCCTTAGCCCGCAGTCCCACAATTGTCCTTGGCAAGAACCCGATAGCTAGGGATACTTTCTTCTTAACGGAGATATAAGATGAACCTATTAAAAGGCAAGAAAACATATATAGTCGCTATAGCAGTAGGCCTCGTAACCGTAGCTCTACAGCTTAGATTTATCGACATGGAGATGGCCCAAATGCTATACGGATTGCTTGGCGCAACAGGAATTGCTACACTCAGGGCAGGGATTAAAGGTCCGCCTACTGCTAGCAAAAAATCATAGCGTAGGATTAGCTGGTGAATGCGAATAATGGCATTTTTGGCACAATATTCACACCAATATTGTGCTTTTTGGCTGCCTTTGACCTTTCCCATTGCCACGCCACCAGCCACCGTTGCTCACACAATATTTGTTTGATGTATTTATATTAGATTATAGCTTAGGAGAGCAAGATGGCGAAGAAAAGAGCTAAGGATGATATGCGAATATCCTTTAATATTCCAGGTCGTCTGGCTGAGAGATGCAAAGATATGCCTTGGGGTATCCGTACTAAGATAATGACTATCCTTCTTGAAAAGGTTCTCGACGCGGTTACGGCGTATGGCTCTATGATTTATGGGGCCATTCTTGATGGTGATTTTAAGATTGTGTATAAAGAGAAGAAGAAATGAACAAATTAGCGCGTCTTAAAAAATCCCTCGTAGATATGTCTGACACTGAACGGCTTGATAAACTTCGGGCTGTTCGTGAGGATAGGAAGATTAGTAAACATGCTGTTACTGTTACTAAAAAGAGAGAACAGGATAAGCAGGGAAAATTTGCAAAACAGTTCGACAATCTAACGACAGAGGAAAGGGCCACTCTGCTCGCTAAATTAAAGGAGAGTATAGATGAAGGTCAAAGGACTTAATATAGAGGAGATAAAAATAGGTGGTCGCTTTCGGGAAGATATGGGGAACATTGAGGAACTTGCAGCTTCAATTAAAGAAGTGGGTATATTACAACCTATTTCTGTTGACGAGGCATATAACCTTCTGGCCGGGGGCCGAAGAGTCGAGGCTGCTAAGACAGCTGGACTTAAGGTTGTCCCAGCTGTTATACAGAAAGTATCTGGACAGCTTACGGCACGTGAGATTGAACTCCTTGAAAACGTCTGTCGGAAAGACTTCACGTGGCACGAAAGGGCCAAGCTGGAACAAGAAATTTTTCGATTGAAGAAAGAGGGAGATCCAAACTGGAGCCAACGAGATCATGTTGACTATCTCGGAACGAGTAAGGGGGCAAGTGGACGTCGGCTCCAACTCGCAGAGGCTATGGAGTTTATCCCCGATCTTGCAGAGTGTGCTACCCAAGATGAAGCATGGAAGCAGTATAAAAAAATTGAAGAGGAATTAATAACAGAGAGCATTAAGGAGAAGGCAGGTAAAGAGTTAACTGGGGCAGCTAAGCACGCAAAGACTCACTATATGATAGGTGATGCCTTAGAGGGGCTAAAAATAGTAGCTGATGGAGTAGTGCACTTCGTCGAGGTAGACCCTCCATATGCTGTCGAATTACATAAAAGGAAAGCCAGAAATCAAAACCTTAAGCAGATGGATAACTACAATGAAGTGGAGGCTAAGAAATATCCTGATTTTATAAAGTCAGTAGCCACTGAATGTTTCAGGGTGATGTACGCCAACTCCTTTATGGTTTGGTGGTTCGGATCGGAATGGTACGAGACTGTGAAGGGAATACTTAGAGAGGTAGGATTTAATGTCAATGATATACCTGCTATATGGGTTAAAGGGCAAGCAGGACAAACTGCCAGTCCTGACACTATGTTTGGTTCGACCTACGAACCTTTCTTACTTTGTAGAAAAGGCCTACCTAAACTCCGCCAAGTCGGTAGATCGAATGTATTTAACTTTAGTCCAGTACCACCACAGGATAAAATTCATCCAACTGAACGGCCCGTCGAACTCATGAGTGAGATACTACAGACATGCGCTTATCCAGGCGCTCTTATATGCGTCCCTTTTCTCGGGTCGGGGGTAACGTTGCGGGCAGGATATAAAGAGAAAATGAAAGGCTTCGGCTGGGACTTGGATAAGATTACTAAAAATAGATTTGTTAATAGTGTTTTTAGGGATATGGAAGAAGGAGAAGAAGATGAAGATGAATGACATAGAAAAAGCTTATTTCTCTGAAGAAATGATTTACCTCAAACGGGAAATGCTAAAGACTAGACGAAGGGACATAGCACTTAAGTATGCGTGTACTCAGTTTAGTAAAACAAACCTCTCTGTCAGGGGGGATAAGATAGTTGATTTGGCTAAACAGTTCTTGGAGTTTATGGAAACAGGTAAGTGAATAACACAACACCTTATGAAGAAGGCAGTCCTGAGAGCAAAATATGTATCCTGGCGGAGGCGCCTGCTCGAGCTGAGATACGCCAAGGTAGGCCATTGGTTGGCCCATCTGGACAGCTACTGGATCAGAGTCTGCATCCTGCAAAGATCGTGCGTCGGGAATGTTACCTGCTTAATCTATTCCCGTTTGAGGTAAATCATTCTAAGTCGGGAGTAATAACAGATAGAGATGGGGATATACTATGGACGGTAAAGACAGGGCTGACGGAGTTGGGTACGGAAGCCGCGAAGCCAAGCTTCCAGCGACTGTCGAACTCACGTGCGAATGTGGTCATACCACTTGGGGGTACAGCACTATCGTCCGTGTTCGGAGATTCAAGAATAATGAAGTGGAGAGGGTCGATCTTGTGTTCGAACCGATCAGAAATCTCTGGCCGGAAACTTGTACCCACTGTCCACCCGGCAGCGTGTTTGCGCGGTCAGTATCTATGGCGTCACCTTCTGATTTCGGACCTGGACAGAGCAAGACAAGAGAGTAACAGTCCAAAGCTCAACCTCCCCAAACGTAGCCTCCTCATAGACCCATCCTTCTCGGACGTCGAGGAATATCTCCGTGTCGTGAAGGGTGGCGACGAGACGGGATTTGATATAGAAGTCCTCAATCACCAAGTCTCCTGTATATCATTCTCAACAAGTCCAAAGGAAGCAATGTCTATCCCCTTCGTCGTCGAGGGGGGAAGACATAGGTGGACGCTTGAACAGGAGGAACAAATTTGGCTCTTGATTGCCCACATTTTGGGCGACGATCAGATATTAAAGATCGGCCAGAACTTAATCTTTGACATCGGGTTTCTCATCCAACAGATGGGTATTCACACGTTCGGGCCTATTGGCGATACTATGATCGCCCATCACATTATGTTCCCTGATTTCCCCAAGGGGCTTGATTTCCTTTGCAGTATGCACACACGGGAACCATACTATAAGGACGACAGAAAGCTCTGGAGTAAGCCTTGGGCAGATCTTGAGTTATTCTGGAGATATAATTGTAAGGATAGTTGTACCACCCATGAAATGTGGCCCCTATTCAAAAAGATTATGATAGACGACGGCTATATTCAGTGTTACCAAGATACTATAGACATATTCCCCTGCTTGTTGTACATGATGATAAGGGGGATGGCAGTAGACGTCGAGAGGCTTAAACAGACTAATGTTGAAGTACGAAAGAAGATACAGGAGGCGTCAGATGAATTGGAAAAAGTGGCCGATTATACGTTTAACCCCTCTAGCCCAAAGCAATGCCAGGAATACTTCTATACTCACAAGGGGAATAGACCATACATCAGTCGATCTACAGGTAGACCTACGACTGATGATAAAGCTATGTCCCGAATATTCAGAAGGTTTCATTACCCAGAAGCTAAACTCGTTCAAGAGCTTCGCAGCCTTAATAAACTGCTTGGAACATATCTCGAAGTCGAATACGATAAAGATAGACGCATTAGATGCTCGTATAATCCACGTGGAACAACCACGGGCAGACTAAGCAGCAGTAAGACCATATTTGGGACTGGAATGAACCTACAGAATCTTGATCCAAGGTTCAAGGGGTTCTTGATAGCTCGTGATTAAGATAGTACAGGTTGTTCATGAAGAAGCAGGGATATGTGCAGGCATAGTATATGAGAAAGAAACGCTTAGGGATGAATGGCGGCCCGTCCAAGTTGCGCCCATTCTTGAATGGACAAAATATCAGAGGTACGAAAACGTAATGAGATGGTTAGGATATACAGCTAGGAAGCGTGGCTGGACCTATCTAATAATATAGGAGAGAGAGAGATGGCAGAAAAATATAATACGCCCAAGACACCTACGCCTGGAAAGGAAGAAAGCCAAGTTCTTACGGCAAAATATACTCCAATCCCAGAGATAGCCGCTGGTATGATCGGCATGGCTCAAGTAATAGAACAAGATGCGAGGAAGCAAACTGGGATAACCAACGACGAGATTATGAAGCAACTCGTTGGGAGTGTATTCATAACCTTTGGCCAGTCAATAACAGGTGAGTTATACAATGAAAGTCCTAATTGAATTTGACAAGGCGGGAGCTGAATGGGTAGTTGTTGCCTATCTATCTGGCGATGCAAATATGCTGGAGATTATAGAAAGTGGGAAATCGCCGCACACAGTTACGGGCTCACTTATATCTGGCGCACCGTATAACTTTGTGGAGAAGGAGTCTAAGCTTGTGGGGCAGAATACTGACCCTAACACTATCAAAGAACTACGAGGACCCCTACTGGATGAGATACAAGAAGGATGGTTCCTACCGAGAATATTCTCTATCCGTCAAATGGGCAAAAAGAGTAACCACGGCCTCAACTATGACATGAAGTATAGAAGGTTTGCCCTGGAGAACGAAATTGAAGAAAAGGAAGCCGAGAGAATAGTAACCCTCTATCATAGGCAAGCCTATCCTTCTATTAAAATTTGGCACAAGACTGTCCAATCCTCACTCAGGGATGATCGTACCTTGACAAACTGCTTTGGGCGCAAACGTAGATTTATGGATGCTTGGGGACCGGAACTTTGGGACGCCGCCTATTCATTTCTTCCACAAAGCACTGTATATGACATATGCAGGATAGGAATGAAAAAGACGTATTGGGACACCTCTCTTGATGAATATGAATACTTAGCGCATACGCACGACTCCAATACATATCAAACAGAACTAAACATGAAAAACTACGAACAAGTTGCAAACGACGTTATAAAAATAGGCCTAGATCATATGAACCCCTTATGCGTATACAATAGCCGAGAATTTAAAATAGGAACTACAATGAAGATAGGCACAAGTTGGGGTGATATGCATGAGTGTGTATTAAACGACAATCTGTCGGTGACAGCCGACTCCCTACGAGAGTATCTCAATGGCGAAAAGGCAGCTTGATGATTGGCTCGGGTCTTACTTAGAGTATATAGATAATAGCGAAAGCCCTACTTCCTATCATACATGGGCGGGGATTTCCTGTATAGCCTCTTGCCTACAAAGAAAAGTCTATATGGTATGGGGGCATACTTGTGTATATGCAAATATGTATGTTATATTAATTGGGCCGTCGGGACATGGGCGCAAAGGTGAGCCTATCGACATAATCAGGTGGTTATTGGAGGAGCTAAATGTATCCGTGGTGGAAGAAGATATTACAGAGGAAGCCCTCATCCAAGAGCTTAAGCGAGCGGAAATTTCATTCTTGGATGAAGAAACTCACAACTTTAAATGGCAAAGCGCAGTCACCGCTTGTGCTGAGGAACTCTCTGTGTTCCTCGGAGAGCGAAATACTCGTCTCCATGCTTATCTCACCAACTGGTACGATAGTAGGGATAAATGGTCTCGTAGGACTAAACAAAGTACAACAGAAGAAATTGTCGGAATGTGCTTTAATTTGTTGTCATCTACTGCACCAGACTGGCTACCATATATCCTCTCTAAAGAAAGCATCGGAGGAGGATTTACAAGTAGATGTATCTTCATCGTGGAAGATGGTAAGCGGAAAACGGTCACCGACCCAAACAAAGACATGGCAGATCCCAGTCTGAGGAGAGCGTTAATACACGATTTGGAGATGATTAATGCGATTAATGGAAGATACAGATTTAGTCCTGATGCCCTATCCGCTTACGAAAAGTGGTATGCAGCGGAGGATGCCAAGATACGATCTGGACAATCTATATTACCTGATCCCTCTTTACAAGGATATGAAAGCAGACGCCCAACCCATGTTAAGAAGATCGCCATGTCTCTGTGTGCTTCCTATAAGAACGAGCTTACCATAGAGTTGGAGGATTTTGAGAAGGCTAAAGCATTAATGCTGACGACTGAGAAGAACATGCCTAAGGCATTTGCTGGAATGGGCACTGCTCGGCATATCGAGAGTACTGAGAGAATAATAGAATATATTAAGCATAGAAAGAGTGTTAAACATAGCGAACTCATGCGGGTGTTCTATAAGAATGTAGATGATGCAGCAGCTGAGAGTATAATAACAGTTCTGCGACAGATGAAGATTATTAAAATGAGTATCCTGGCGGATGAGGATGACAGGCGGTATGTATATATAGGAGAAGAAGATGGTAAATAAGTGGGATATACGTTTCCTTGAGCTGGCAGAACATATATCTCGATGGAGCAAAGACCCGTCGACGAAATGTGGGGCAGTTATTGTTGATAACGACAGACGGATTGTTAGTGTTGGCTATAATGGATTACCAAAAGGAATAAGCAAGGAAGATGGATATTTAGACGATAAGGACTTAAAATATGTAGTAATAATACATGCCGAACATAATGCTCTAATCTTTGCAAAGCAAAGTATAGAAGGCTATACTCTTTATACTTGGCCTTTCAGCTCTTGTGCCCATTGTACGTCGATGTTTATTCAAGCTGGTATAAGAAGAATGGTATTTCCGAGTATGCCGGAAAGGATTAAAGATAGATGGGGGAAAGATGCAAAGGTTGCTGATAGGTTAAGAGCAGAAGCAGGCATAAAGGAAAGTTGTGTATAAGGAGGCAGATATGTACCTCGACGAGGACAACAAATATAAATCAATGGCTGAAAATGAACGCACCGACTGGTGGCAGAGGGTAGGATTAACCTTGATCCCTATTATAATGACCATTTTGTTGGTTGTTGTTATTATAGTACTGGCCATATTCAATAATTCGTGATCATTCTTCGTGGGGCTGATACTCCATATGAATGTGGTTATGTTCTAATACGATATCAAAGTCTGGCCCGAGAGCGTCTATCGCTTCTCTGACAATGGCTTTTGCCCAGTCCCCAGACAAATTCTTGGTTCTAAGATCAACAGCGTTACCTGAGTAATGAAGAGAGCCTCTTGAATGCTTGCCCTCCGTGCCGGATGTTATGACCGCCTCTGCACCGTACCTACCATATATCTTATCTATAACGCAAACAGCCCAAAGTATCTCAGGCCTTAGTCCACGGATACGCACTCCTGGTTTAATCCTCACCGCTCGACCCTTTGAAGAAGCTGAAGCCGAGCTAGTATCACTTCTAATAGAGCAGTATTTCTCCCATTGACCTCTGCCTGTTCCTTGAGAAGCTTGTTGATCTCCTCCTGTCGCTTGTCCTGCTTCTCCACTTGGTGTAAAATTTTTTTGTCCAGCTTTCCCATATCACCAGCTATTGCACTCAAAGTAAAGTGATCGCTGATAAGGGCATAAGCGATAGGAAATACAATAGGAAGAACCCACCACCAGTTATCTTTTATCTTATACTTAGCTGTATCTGCAAGCCTATTGCGGTGGCCGTTATCAGGTGTTGTCATTGTACCCTCTGTCCCGTGCCCAATTGTGGGGCGGGTGCTCCTGGGTTAGCGTTCCTGTTAGGTGCGCCTGTCTTAGCTCCTTGCGCTGCGATCTGTCCAAGGGTATCCCACATCTTTGCAGTTATTGGCTTTGATCCAAGAGCTGTTGCTTTTTCCAGGAATGTTATTGCAGGGCCTGAGCATAGGATAGCTGTCAGCATTTCAGGTATCCTCGCACCTGCTAATCCACCTACAACTGCTCCTGGCCCACCAGCTATACTATGACCAAAAGCCGCACCTGCCCCTGCTGTGATAGTACGAACAACCAAGGAGCCAGGACCACCAGGACTTGCGTCGGTAAATTTAGTGAACCTAACCAAATTATCTTCAATCCCAGGCAACTCATCTTTTAAGGCCTCAGTCATGTCCTTATTATATTGCTTAGACTTTGGGTTAGTCGCTTTTAGAAGCCATCTTCTAAAACCCTTAAGATCGAGCTTCAGACTTCTCTGCCCAGGGATATACTCTTGAAACTGGGCAACACCCTCCTCAAAACTTTTCACAGCTTTTTGTAACTTATATCTCTTACTGGCTGCTTGAGCTACCTTTCCTACATTGCCAGTCTTACCACCAAGAGATGCTAGATGGTCCACATCGCTCTTAATAGCTTTAAAGAACTGTTTTACAACACCCTCTTTTACCCCTCCTGCCGTTTTAATAACCCTACCTACCATCTGTTCGGTAGCTATTAAATCAGCAAATGATATCGAGCTTCCTTTTAGAGTAGTTTCAATATCGTCGAGAAGTCGTATTGCGGCTCTAACGTCAGGAAGGGCCTTCATCTTCGATAATTCCTTCCTAAGAGGGGCTAATGCGCCTCGGGTAGCAGTTGTCCTAAAGGCAGGAATACGAACACCTGCCTTCTCTGCTATATCATATAACGAACTAGCTTTCATACTCATCAGGTCTTTTTGATATGGCAGCGTAGGTCCATGACCGCCTCTATTCAGAATCTTAGCCCCTAAAGACTCAAACTCATCGGAAGCCTTAAGCATGGCGCTCTTGGCCAAGGCAACCCTAGCAGGGATCACTGCGCCAGTTGCTGCTGCGGTAGCCTTTCTGACACCTTTAGCT